GCCGTCCAGTCGGAGACGCCGCGGCTGCGGCTGGTCCGATGACCCCCGAGCGTCCATCCGTGCCGGCCGGCCCGCCCGGGCCTTCCCCTGACCCTCCGGGCCGGCCGGCCCGACCCCCCGCCGAGCACCCTTTCGTGCCGTGGGAGGTCGCCGGCAGACGGCGTGACATCTGCATCCACGTCCTCGGGAACCGGCTGTGCGAACGCCCCGAGGCCGAGCACGCCCAGGTCCTCGACGTCGACGAGGACGAAGCGGGCCGCTGATGGCCAGGGCAAGGGTCCGCTGGGAGCGGCTGCACCGCTGCCTCCGCTGCCGGATCAAGTACACCCCGGTCGCCGGCACCACCCACCTGGACTGCGACGGGCGCACCCAGCGCGACCTGAAGTGCCGGCGCTGCGGCATGGAAAGCGCGCAGTACGGCTCATGGCGGGGCTGCTGATGGTGCGCCGGCTGGTGAAGGTCACCGCCCTGGCCGCGGTGGTCTGGTGGCTGGCCGCCAGCTCCGGCGACATCTGGCGGCTGGTCGGCTGGGGCGGCCTGTCCATCCGCGAGCAGCTCACCCTGGCCGCGTTCCAGGGCGGCGCCCTCGGCGTCTGTCTCGGGTTCTTCGCCCGCGAGGTGGGCGGCACCCTGTTCGGTGGCCTGCGCCTGCCGCGCCGCAACGCCAAGCCCGCGCCGAAGCGGAGGCGACGCTAGTGGGTCCGCGCCGCCGCCGCCGGTGGCCGGTCGGGGCGATGCTGTCGGTCGCCCTGCTCGCCGCCGAGCTGGGCGGCCCGGTCGCTCCCAGCGACATCGCCGCCGCCGCCGCCGTTGGCGCCCTGGACGGGTACGACGCGGTGTTGGCCAAGCACTTCCCTGGGCCCGCCGTTGAAGGGCAAGCGCCGCAAGCGCAAGCCGAAGGCGGCGGCCGCCAAGCCCAAGCCCACCCGCGCCCACCTGCCGCCGCGGCGCCGTCGCGCGCCGCCCGGGCGGGCATCCCCCTGAACTACCTGCACGCCTACCGAGCGGTATGCCGGCCCGGCGAGGTGTGGGTCGACCGCGCCGGGCGGCGCTACGCCTGCTGGGCGGTGCTGGCCGGCATCGGCCTGGTGGAGTCCGGCCACGGCCAGTCCCGGGCCCCGGGGGTGCGGTCGGGGGTCAACGCCTTCGGCTGCTGCGCCGGTCCCATGCAGTTCAACCTGCGCGACGGGCCGCCATCGACCTGGGACACCTACGGGCGCGGCAATGTCTACGACCCGGCCGACGCCATCCCGGCGGCCCGGCGGCTGCTGCTGGCCAACGGCGCCCGCCGCGACCTCAACGGCGCCATCTGGAACTACAACCACTCCTGGTCCTACGTGGCCACCGTCAAGGCGCACGCGCGCCACTACCAGCAAGGAGCCTGACCATGCGCACCCGACCCAGGCGGCGTCCCGAGCCCCGCCCCGAGCGGCGCACGCGCTGCCGCCTGTTTGCATTCCTCGACCGCGATGGCCGCTGGGTGGCCACCTGCCGGACCCACGGCCGCCTCGGCGCCGGCACCGACGTCTACGCCGACTGGCTGGCCGCCATCCACGCCGGCAACCACCCAGCCTAGGAGCCGCCCCATGCGTACCGAGGTTGATTACCGTGACCGCTACGACCCGCCACCGGCCGGGCCCGGCAGTGGCCGCCTCGACCGCCTCGACCGCCTCGGCGCCGGTCGCCTCGGCCGCTGGCGCACCCAGGCGACCGGTGCCGTGGCGCTGGTCGCCGCTTGGCTGATGATGACGGCCCTCGGCCCCGCCCTCGGCCTGCTCGTGATCGTCCTGCTGTGGCTGCTGGTGCGCTCGCTCGGCGCGCACCTCGACGAAGGCGGCCGACGCCAGTGGTTGCGGGCGCTGAAGGACTACGCCGTCGTCGCGGCGCTGGTGGTCGTGGTGCTGGGCGTCGCGCCCGCGCTCGCCCCGCCCAAGCCGAAGCCCGACGCGCCGCCCGCCGCCACCGACCAGGCCAAGGTCACCGCCGCTGACCCGTGGGCCAAGCTGCGCGCCCGCTGGGACCGGCTGGTCGACCGGTTCAGCGTCGAGGCGCCCGTGATCCAGCTCGGCGACGAGTCCAAGCCCAAGGACAAGCCATGACCGCCGTTGTAATTACACCGATGGGAGGCCGCTAGTGCTGCCGCGACGTTTCACCGACCTGTCCGCGTTCGGCCGGGGCATCATCGCCACGGTCGCCGTCATCACCCTGGCCATCACCGGTGTGGCCTTCGCCGCCAGCTACAACGCTCTCTATCGGCTGTTCGACTCCCTCGGCCTCTATGGGGAGTGGATCACGCTGGCCATTCCGCTGCTGCTGGACGCCGCGTTCATCGGCGGCGAGCTCGCCGCGATCCTGGCCGGCATGCTGCGCGCCATCACCGGCGACCCCAAGGTGCACAAGGGCTGGCCGGCCACCGTGGTGCTGATCTGCGGGGCGCTCACGATTGCGCTGAACGTGGTGCATGCCTATCTGCTCGACCCGCACGCCGGCCCGCTGACGTTCTGGCGGTGCCTGGCCGCCTCGCTCCCCCCGGCGTTGATGATCCTGGCGTTCCAGGTCGACGTCGCCATCGTCCGCTGGGTGATGATCGCCCTCGGCAAGCCGCTGCACGGCGCCGAGACGTCGGTGGCGTTCCTTGGCACACCGGCCTGGCAGGCGCAGGTGCCCGGGTCATGGCCCGGCTATGGCCCGGGCGCGTTCCCACCGCAGCCCGCGGTCGGCCAGATGCCCAGCGCGGCCGCACCCGCTAACGGGCAAAACGGACACCCGTCGACGCCCGAGCTGTCCCAGCGGGGCGTGGTCGAAATGTACCTTTCCGGGCTTGACCCGGTCACGCTTGGCGTGACCACCGGGTCGAGCATCGTGGCCGCTCTGGCGCCGCTGGGCGTCCGGGTCGACGAGCGCCACGCCCGCCGCATCCTGGAGGAGTGGAAGCACAGCCACGCCGGAAGCGAGCAGCGATGAACGGACGAACCGGACAGCGGGGGAGTGGGGCCGGTGGGGGAGTGGCTCCCCTCGACCCGCAGCCCTGGTACGAGCAGGCGGCCTGTCTGGACAAGGATGCCGACGCCTTCTTCCCCGAGAAGGGCGGCTCCACCCGCGCCGCCAAGCGCATCTGCCAGACCTGCACGGTGACCGAGGAGTGCCTGGACTACGCGCTCGCCAATGACGAGCGGTTCGGCATCTGGGGCGGCCTGTCCGAGCGCGAGCGGCGGCGGCTGAAGCGCAGGGCGTCGTGACCAGGCGGACGGCGAAGGTCACCCGCGGCATCCGTGACGCCGACGGCCACTGCAAGGCGTGCGGGTGGCCGGTCGACCAGCACAGCCGGCCGCAGCTCAATGGGTGCCGCCAGCGCTGGCGCAAGTTGCTGGCCGATGATCCTGGCTACCGTGCCCCGCGGCGCGTCCACTACGACGACCTCCGCCGCAGGGCGTAGGATGCCACTATCGGAACGTTCCCCGCAATCCCGATAAGAAAGATTATGTCGACTTGTCGGACATTTCGCCTGGTCAGGGGCGCTCCCCCATCCCCGGTCAGCCGTCACAGCCGTGCGGGTTCCGGCACAACGTCGTCGTGGTCGGCACCTCCGGCAGCGGCACCGAGGTCTCCGGCAGCGGCACCGTCGTGGAGGACACCACCGGCAGGGTCGTCGACGAAGCCGCCGGCCCAGCAGGCACCGTCATGGCCGGCCGGGTCGGCGTCCTCCCCTGCCGGGCACCGACGGTCGAGGTCGTCGGTCCGTCCGCCTGGCTCCCGGCCCGACCCGCCGTCGTCTGCGGGCTGACCTGCCCGGTGGTCGTGCTGGTCGGGTCCGCCAGCGCCGGCGGCATCCCCACGCCGGGATGCAGGCCCGGCCCGGCGCTGAACACCACCGCGACCGCCACCCCAGCCACCAGCGCCCCCACCGTCTGCCCCGCCAATCTGAGCGCCGAACGAGACCGCCGAGGCCTCAGCGCCGGCGCCGGCAGGGGCGCGGTATCGGCTGGCGCCGCGGCGGTGCGGCGTTCCAGCCGGTCGACCGCCTCCACCAGCCCCACCTGCACCTCGACCAACCGGGCGACCAACCTGCTGAGCCGCTCCAGCCGCTGCCGCCGCGACCTCGCCCCCTCCAAGCTGGCCGGCTGCCCATCGGTACGGTGCGCGTGGTCCCGCATGCCTCGCCTCCCCCAAGCGAGCCGGCCGGCCGCGGCCAGCTCCGCCGCGCCTGCTCGCCCGCCATCGAGAGGCCCTCCCGAACACCCTCGCCCCTGCCCGAGGTATCGGCACAGAAGGCGCAGAGCGCGCAGTCTACGACGCCCCCGGTTCGGGATGAAACCCCGCAACCTACGTAGCGCGGTCCGGGCGAACGACCTAGCGCAAATGTGGGTCGTTGACATGCCGCCACCCACGGCGTCACACTCCCCGGCAGGTAGCACACGTGCGCCCACCAGCCCGCCCACACCAGGCGGGCTTCGCCGTTCCCAGGGGTACTGGAGGGCTGATGTTCGCTGTGCTCGCGGCGCTGGCCTACTTCATCGCCTTCTTCCAGCGCGCCCCGCTCGGCTTCGACCTCGTCATCGCCGGGCACCTCGGTGTCGCGCTGCACCTGGCCATCGGCGTCGGGATCCCCGCCCTCCCACCCCTGCGCCGCCGCAGCGACAGCGGGTAGGTGCCTGCCTCACGGCTGTGCAACGGCTGCGACGGCGTGTTCCCCAGCGGCCAGCTCAAGCGTGGCCGCTGCCCCTCCTGTCTGGCTGTGCAGACCAAGGGCTACGACCAGGCCAAGCGGACCTGTCGGCCCTACAACGAGGCAGAGCGGCAGCGCCGCCGCAAGGTCGTCGCCGCCCACATCGCTGAGCTTGGGCTTTGCTGCCTAGGGTGGGACAGCAGACCAGCCCATGCGGTCAGCAGCCCGAGCCACCTGACCGCCGCGCACATCATCCCTGTCGCCGGGCGGCCCGAACTTGAGACCGGGCCACTCACGGTCCGCTGCATCTGGTGCAACGCGGCGCAAGGCACCCAGGTGGGATAGGGCCTTCACGATCACGATCGCGGGCCGGCCGCCCCGACCCGCGAGCTACCCGTCTCGCTCCATGTACGGGTCTGGAACATCCATGTCGGGTCTCTCAGCCGTCCAGACTCCGGGAAGGTGACCCATGGCCGGAATGGGACCGCCGCCGGTTCCTGACGCGCAGCGCCGACGGCGCAACGCGACCATGGCCATGACCCGTCTGCCGGCCGAGGGGCGCAAGGGGCCGGTGCCGAAGTGGCCACTGCTGCCGGACATCCGGCTAGAGGCGATAGCGTCGGTCGCCACGATCGAGCTGGAGCGGCTTGAAGCGCTTATCGATGAGGGTGAGGCTGGCAAGGGCGCGCAGGCCAAGGCGACGAAGCTGCGCCAGCGGATCGAGGTGCTGAGGGCCCAGCAGGTCGCGGCGGCGAAGATCGAGCGGGCGCTGTGGCGTGAGCTGTGGCATACGCCGCAGGCTGTGGCTTGGGAGCGGCTCCGTTGGACACGCGAGGTGGCCCAATACGTCCGCTGGAAGGCGCACGCCGAGGTCGGTGACCTTGACGCGGCCAAGGAGGCGCGGCAGCTCGCCGATCGCCTGGGCCTCAATCCGCTGGCGATGCTGCGGCTGCGCTGGGAGATCGCCAGCGACGAGGTCGCCGAGCAGCGCGCCCAGGCCGACCCGGCTGGGGTGCGGGAGCGGCTGCGGGCGGTGGAGTAGCTGATGCCCGGGCGAGCGTAAGCCGATGCCCTGGCGGGGCCCGGAGATCGACGGGGAATACCCGACCCTCGGCTATGAGGTCGGCGAGTGGATTCAGGCGCACTGCGTCATCCCCGATGGGCTGCTGCAGGGCCGGCCGTACCGGCTGACCGACGAGATGTGGCGGTTCCTGCTCAGGTACTACCGCCTGCGCCCAGACGCCGAGCCGATCGCTATGGAGCTGCTGGAGCAGTTGGCGGTCGACCCGACGGTCGAGCTGCCCCCGTCGCCGTTCCACCACCGCGGTGGGCTGCTGATGCGCCCGCAGAAGTGGGGGAAGGGGCCGTTCGCCGCGGCGATCTGTCTGGCGGAGGCGTTCGGGCCGGTGCGGTTCGACGGCTGGGATGAGGACGGGGAACCGAAGGGTGTGGCCCAGCCGACCCCGTGGGTGCAGATCGTCGCGACCTCCGAAGAGCAGACCGACAACACGTGGCTGTGTGTGTACGAGATGGCCAGCCGCGGCGCGGTCGCCGATCTGCCCGGGGTGGACATCGGGGTGGAGGACATTAACCTCCCCTCGGGCGGGAAGATCGAGCCGCGGAGCTCGAGCGGCCGGGCTCGGCTGGGCGCCCGGCTGACGTTCGCGCTGTTCGACGAGCCGGGCCTGATGACTGAGGCGAACGGCGGGGTGCTGCTGGCCACCACGATGAAACGCAATGTGGCCGGGATGGGCGGCCGGTGGATGGAGACCACCAATGCTTACGATCCCTCCGAGCAGTCAGTCAGCCAGCGCACCCACGAAAGCCCTGTCCGGGACGTGGTGCTCGACTACCGGCCACCGCCCAGGCGTCCGGATCTCACCAGCGACGAGGACTGTCTGGAGCTGCTCGACTACGTGTATGGCGACTCCTGGTGGGTGGACCGGCGGCGGGTCCTGGCCGACGCCCGCGACCCGGCGGTGTGCCCGACGACCGCGGATGCGCTGCGGTTCTTCTTCAACCTGTTGGAGGTTGGTGTCGCCGACGCGGTCGACGCGGCCCGGTGGGATGCCAAGGCCCGCGCTGATGACCCGTTGCGGCCGGGTGAGGCGGTCTCGCTCGGCTTCGACGGCAGCCGCAGCCGTGACTGGACGGCGCTGCTGGTGTGCCGGATCCGCGACGGCCGCTGGTTCCGGCTGCGCATGTGGTATCCGGCCAGCTACCCCGATCATCGGGTGCCGCGTCCCGAGGTCGACCAGGCGGTCACCGACGCCTTCGACGCCTACCAGGTCTGGTACCTGTTCGGTGATCCGTACGGCTGGCAGGACTACTTCGACGTGTGGGCGGGTCGCTGGCCCACCAGGCTGGACGGGAAGGCCGGGAGTCGCATCGTGGAGTTCCCGACCAACGTCGAGCAGCGGATGGACGCCGCGATCAACCGGTTCCTGGTCGGCTTCGACGGCGGCATGACCCACGATGGCGACTCGGTAGTGGCCGACCACGCGAAGGCGGCGGCGTTGGCCAAGGGCCGCCGGCGGCAGCCGCGGCCCGACGAGGACCCGAGCCGTACCTACCGCTACCTGAAGGTCGTCAAGAAGCGCGAGACGGTCCATATCGACGGCTTCGTCGCCGGGATCCTCGCCGAGGCGGCCCGCGGGAAGGCGATCGAGGATGGCGCGCTCAACCCTGACGGGCCGCTGGTGCTCGAGGGGTCGCTGATGGCGTAGCCGCCGGCCAGAACGGGAGTGGCCGGCCGGCGAGGGCCGCCTGTTCGGCCTCGGCAAGGTCCAGCGCCGCGCGCATGCGCCGCCCAAGCGCCTGCCATAGCTCACGCTGCTCGATGCATTCCCCGGTGGCGGGGTCGAGCGGCCCCGCGCACAGCGGGCACAGCAGCGCGTCCATCCCCGCAGCGTAGCCGAGAGGACCGTCATGCCCGAGTTCAAGACCGCGGCTGAGCGGGCTGCCTACTGGCAGGGCCGCCATGAGGAGGCCGCCGACGCGCTCCAACATGAGCGGGCCCGGATCGAGCGGTTCCTGCTGGTGGCGGTCGAGTGGGCGCAGCGGCCCAAGGACAGCGAGATCACGAGTGAGAGGTAGCCGATGACCGCAACCGCCTGGCAGCAGCTGGTAGAGCAGATCGACACCCGCGCGCGGCAGCTCCAGCCCCGCGAGGTGGCGCTGTCGCTGCTGTTCGCGATCCCGTTCCTGCTCGGCTTCCTCGCCGCCCGCGTCGCCGGCGCGGGGTGGATGGTGGTGGCGTGGACGTGGTCGGCGGGGCTGGCCGGCTGGGAGCAGGCCGGCGGGCTGGACGGCCGCCGCAAGGGTGGGGGGCCCCGGTGATCGACCTCAGCGGCCGGCATCCGGCGACCCAGCAGATCGCCCGCTGGCTGGTGCCGAATCCGAACCTGCCGGCGTCGCTCCAGGAGGTCGCCGCGCGCTGCGAGCACCTCGCCGAGCTGATGCTCCGCGACCTCCCCGACGGCCCGGAGCTCACCACCGGCCTGCGGAGGTTGGTCGAGGCGAAGGATTGCTTCGTCCGCGCCGCCATCGAAGCGGGGGAGCTGGTCGGCTGATGGCCACGCAACCGGCGGGGCTGCCGATCGCGGACCTGCGCGAAGCCGGGCTGCTGTGGCTGATCAACCGGGTGGTGTTCCATCCCCGCGGCTACGCGCTCGCCCTGGTCACCGACGAGGCCGGGGAGGCCGTCGGCTGGCTGCTGCAAGGCGACGGCAGTGAACCGTGGACGTTCGCTGGTGCCCCGGATGAGCGCGGCGTGGACGAGGACGGGATGTTCCGGGCGGCGGAGGCGACCTTCGCCGCGGCCACGCGAGCGGCGATGGAGCACGGCTGATGGGGCTGCTGCAGCGGGTCACCGAGGTCCACCAGCGCCGCCGCGGCGAGCTCGCGTGGCCGGTCGGCCCGGCGGCCGCGCCCCGGTTCGAGGAGGCCACCGGCCACCCGCCCAGCTACGACCCGGAGGTCTACGGCGACTATTTAGCAACATCGGCGGACGTGTTCGCGGCGGCGACCCTGCGCGCCAAGAACATCTCCAGCCTGCGGCTGCGGCTATACGTCGGCGCGGACGAGGACCGCCGCGAGATCACCTCCGGGCGCGCCGCCGACCTGCTCGGGCACGTCAACCCGTTCTGGTCGCGGCGGCGGCTGGAGCGGATGGACGAGCTCAGCATGTGCATCTGGGGCGAATCGTTCTGGGTGCTGGAACCACCCGGCCTCGACGCCCCGGCGGGCAACATCTGGTGGGTCAAGGCCACCCAGATGCACCCCGTCCCCCACGAGCGCGACTACCTCGCCGGGTTCCTGTACATGCCGCTGACCGGCGGCCCCGCGATCCCCTTCCGCCCGGATGAGGTCGTGTGGTTCCGCTACCCCAACCCGCGGGACGAGTTCCAGTCCCTCTCGCCGCTGGTCGCCGCCCGCCTCGCTGCGGATGCGGGCGGCGCGATGATGCGGGCCAACCGCAACCTGTTCACCCAGGGCCTGCTCGCCGGTGGGATGGTGGTCCCCGTCGGCGACAAGGTCTCCTTCACCAAGCAGCAGGCCGAGGAGCTGGAGTCGCTGCTGGAGCAGCGCTGGCGGGGCGTGGACCGCGCGCACCGCTGGTCGGTGCTCCGCTACGACGCCAAGTTCCAAGGCCTCGGTGTCAGCCCCAAGGACGCCGAGTTCGTCCAAGGCCTCAGCTTGACCGCGCGGCAGGTGTGGAACGCCTACGGCATCCCCGCGCCGCTGCTGAACGACCTCGCGCACGCGACCCTGGCCAACACCCGCGAGTTCGAGCGGCTGCTATGGGTCCACGCCCTCAAGCCGGACGCAATGCTCCGCGCCGACGAGATCACCGAGCAGTTCCTCCCCCGGCTCGCCCGCCGCCCCGGCCCGCCAGCGACGCCCGACCACGCCGAGTACGACTTCTCCGAAGTCGCCGCGCTCCAGTTCGCGGAGACCGAGACGTGGGATCGGGAACGCCAGGCGATCGAGGTCGGCGCCATGACCGTCAACGAGTGGCGCCGCCGCCACGGCCTGCCGGCGGTCGCCTGGGGCGATGTCTGGTGGGCGCCGGTCAACAAGAGCGCCGTCCGCAGCGCCTCGAGCCGCCCGCAGGGCGACACCGCCCCCACCGGCCAGCCCGCCGAGGAGGAGCCCGATGAGGCGGAGGAGGAGGCGCTGCCGGAGGCCGCGGGCTTCCAGCCGGCGGGGCTGCTGGGCGCCCTGGACGACTTCCGGCGGCTCGCTGGCCGCCCCCTCGCCACCGCCGGCAACGGCCGCAACGGCCACCACCGCTGACCACGGAGGACCGGGATGCCTGAGCACCCCAAGCTCGCCTACACGCGGGCGACCCTGGCCGCCCCACCCGACCCGGACGGGGACGGCCCGATCGAGTTCGTCGCCTCCCAGAAGCGGAAGAACCGCTACGGGTTCGCGTTGCGCCCCGACGGCTGGCTGCTGGACAACTTCCGCGCCAACCCGGTGTTCCTGTGGATGCACAACCCGGGCACGCCGCCGATCGGCCGCGTCAACGCCCGCCAGGAGGCAGGGGAGCTCCGCGCCGGCGTGACCTTCGACCGTGACGACGAGCTCGCCGTCACCGTGGAACGCAAGTACCGCGCGGGGTTCCTTAACGCCGTGTCGGTGGGCTGGGGCTTCGTCCGCGAGGACGGCACCCCGATCCTGGACTGGTGGCGGCTCAAGCCCGAGGAGATCGCCTCCAAGGACGTCTTCTACGACCTGGAGGAGATCAGCGGCGTGTCGGTGCCTGGCGACCCCCGCGCGGTCCGCAAGCAGTCACGGCAGGCGCTGGCCAGGCTGGGCCGGGAGCTGCTCGACCTCTTCCCGGAGGAGCCGGACCCCGACGCGCTGGCCGCACTGGTCGACCAGCGCGTCGACGAGGCGCTGGTCGACGCGCTCACCAGGCTCGGCGTCACCCTCCCCAGCCCGAGCGGCACCGCGCCGGCGGGCAGCGGTAACCCCGCGGCCACCCTGACCATCGCGACCTCGACAGCGGCCGACACCCTCGAGCCCCCCGCCGCCGCGGACCCCCCCGACGAGTCCACCCCTGCCGGAGGCGAGCCGGCCGACCCCGCGTTGGACCCCACCGCTGCCCAGGAGCTCCTGGCAGCCCTCGCCCCGTAGGAGGGGTTGCACATGCCAGACCTGACCCTGGAGGACCTCGGCCGCGAGGTCCGGCAGCGGCTCGACGCGATCAACGAGCAGCTGTCCAACCGCACCAGCGACGAGACGATCCGTCGGCTCGTCACCGAGGCCACCGAGGGCCTCCTGAACGACGAGAACAGCGAGTTCGCCCGCAAGCTCCGCTTCGGCGGCGGCGACGGCCGCGACCGGGAGCTGGTCGGCACCAAGTACCGCCGCTGGGGTCTGGGCGTGGCCGACCTGGAGTTCCTCCACGAGATCCAGGCCAGCCTCAAGGGCCAGAAGCGCGTGTCCGCACCCGGCGTGTACGCGGGACCCAGCGAGGACCTCGACAAGGTCTTCAACCAGGTCACCGAGGCGTCCTACCTGCCGATGGAGGAGGTCCGCCGGCTGGACCGCAAGGCGATCGACGACCTGTTCCCCCGCCTGCCCCTCAGCCTGTTCCGCGGCCCGGGCGGGCGGCTCACCGCCGACGGCAAGCTCATGCGGGTCGGCGCGTGGGAGGAGACCGCCGCCTACCGCCGCGCGACCCTGGCGATGGACACCGCCGAGTCCGGGTTCGGGCAGCAGCTCATCGGCGCGCAGTACGTCGGGGAGCTGTGGGAGGCCGCCCGCCGCCAGTCCCGCCTGTACGGCCTCATCGAGAGCTTCGAGATGACCGACCCGACCACCTTCATCCCGGTCGAGGTCGACATCCCCGAGATGCTGTTCGTCGGCGAGTCGACCACCTTCAACGCCTCCAACTACCAGACCGTCAAGACCGGCTCCAACCGGGTGCAGGTCAACGCCAAGAAGTTCCTCATCCATCAGATGTGGTCGGGGGAGATGGAGGAGGACACCATCATCCCGTTCGTGCCGTTCCTGCGCCGCCAGGCCGCCGCGTCCATCGCGCACTACAGCGACAGCCTGGTGCTGAACGGCGACGACACCAACGCCGCCACCGGGAACATCAACCTGGACGACGCCGACCCGGCCGACACCAAGCACTACCTGGCGTTCGACGGGATCCGCCACGCGGCGCTGGTGGACAACACCAACAACGACAACGACGCCGCCGGCGGCGTCACGCTGCCGCTGCTGCACCTGCTCCGCGGCGACATGGTCGACTCGGCCCGCATCGTCGACTGGGGTCACCCTGCCGACCCCAACGACCTCGTCTACGTCGCCGACGTGGAGACCGGCGACCGGATCGCCCTGATCGACGAGGTCCTCACCGTCGACAAGTACGGCCCCCAGGCGACCGTGCTGACCGGTGAGGTCCTCAAGATCGCCCGCCACCCGCTGGTCGTCTCCATGGCCATGTCGAAGACCGAGGCGGACGGCAAGCTGTCCACCACCGGGTCCAACAACATCAAGGGGCAGGTCGCCGTCTTCAACCGCCGCGGGTTCAAGACCGGCTG